TTCTTAGGTGGCGTAGGTGGTGCGGTCTTGGGCACCGCGTTGCCGGGTATCGGCACAGCCGGTGGAGCGTTCGCTGGTGCGGCCGCTGGTGCGCAGGTCGGCATGTTCCGGCAGCAGCTGGCCGGCACCGCGGACTACGCCGCCAGCATCGGTAAGTTGCAGATAGCCCTGCGAGGCGTAGTTGGCAGCCAGGCGGCCTACGACGCGGCGATTCGCTCTGCGGCCGCGGCCACCCGCGACCTGAACATCCCCCAGGAAGAGGCGACCCGTGGCCTCACCCGCCTGAGCGCCGCCGTTATCGGTGCCGGTGGAACGGTGGCCGACTCCAGCTTTGCCTTCCGCGCCATGAGCGAGGCAATCAAAGCAACCGGCGGCAACGCCGAGCAAGTCGACGGCGCATTACTGGCGCTAACCCAAGTCTTCTCCAAGGGCAAGGTCAGCGCTGAGGAACTCAACCAGATCGCTGAGCGCTTACCTGGCACGTTCACCTTATTCGCACAAGCCGCCGGCAAGACCGGCCCCGAACTGCAAAAGGCCCTCGAACAGGGCGAGGTCGGCCTAAACGACCTGATGAAGTTCCTCGACCTAACCAGCAAGCGGTACGGCACCACCGCGCTGACTATCGCTGGCTCGTCTCAGGATGCAGGCGCCCGCCTAACCGTGGCGTTCCAGGCGATGCGCCTAGAGGTCGGCAAGGCGTTGCAGCCGCTAGGAGCCGAGCTGCAAGAAACCTTCACCGCCTTCATTAAGGACATCACCCCCGCCGTAGTAGGCAGCGCCAAGGCAATCGCCGCGGTGCTCAGCTTCTTCACTAACAACGAGGCGGCAGCAGGCCTAGCCAAGTTTGGGCTGCAATTAGGCGCAGTTGCACTAGCAATTAAAGCCCTTCAAGCAGCATCTACTGGCCTAGCTGCGCTTAACTTAGCTAGTTGGTTTACTACTACTGCCGCTGCAGCTAAAGTAACAAGCAGCGGCATGGAAGTTGCCGCTACAAAAACAGGCTTATTTAGTGCAGCTGCTGGCGGACTACTGTCAGTTTTATCAAAATTAGCCGCTTTAGGGGTAGTTACAGTAGGTGTAACTTACATTGAAAGACGGATAAAAGAAGCCGGAGGAATACAAACTCTTGCCGAGCGAGAGGGGGCCGGAGGGGCGGCGCGACAATTTCAAGGCGCTACACGCGAAGTCGTAGTAGCAGCACAAGTTGCGCAAAGAAAAGAGGCATACAAACAGCAGCAAAGATCAACTAGGCTACAAAAAGACATCGCTAAAAACTCTTTACTTTATCAAATACCTGTAGTAAGCGCGATCTTAGCGCAAACATTTACAGAACAGCAGACACGTTTAGGGTATGAACAGCGCTTTACACAGGGCGTCCTAGGTCTTGATCCTAAAAAGTTTCCTGTTGAGGCGCCACGCAGCGAGTTTAAGCTTCCTAGCGACAAAGACACAAAAGACAAGGCAGCAGACAAAGCAAGGCGAGACGCCGAGGCCGCCGCCGCCGCGCAGCAACAACAAAACGAAGCCATAGCCAAGGCCAAGATTGCGCTCGACGATGCGGTCTTCCGCAACGGCATGGAGCTGATACGCAAAAAATACGAGTACGAGCAAGAACTAGAGGGCAAAAAGCGCGACCTCTTCGTTAGATCTCAGACTGGTGCGGCCCGCGAAACTGCCGGCCTTATTTCAGGGTTTCTTGGCGAACTAGAGACACTCACCAATCGCCTAACCGAGGCGGGCCAGGGGGTAGAAACAGCCACGCAGGAGCTTAAGTCGGCCAAACTGATGGCTGCCACAACAGTGGGCAGCGCTGCAGCGACCGCTGGCATAGGTGCAGCAACGCTACCTGGGTCCATTAGTGGAAGGCTTGACGCATCCGGCCAGAACGGAGCTGATATGCCCGTAGGGGTTAATAATGCAATCAAGAGTTATCACGATGGCGTCGTTAAGAGCCTAGGAACGGCCGGGAACAATGGCAATTACATCGTTGTTAACTTTATAGACGATTTAGGTAACCTCCTAGAAGCTACATACAGCCATGTCGCAGCAATGGTCAAGGTGGGTGATCGCGTTGTAGGAGGGCAAACAATAGGAAGGTTTGACGCTTCAGGTAGAACAACTGGTCCTCATAACAGTATTGACATCAACTCTCCTGGTAATAACGGATCGTTTCAACGCAACCGAGAAACTGCGGCAGCGCGGCGAAGTGCCGACCGCCTGGTACGTGGACGGGTACAGGGCGCAGCAGGCCGCCACCCCACCGGAGTTGCCGCCGCCATTCGCCGCGACATTGCTGCTGAAGGCGGAGTAAGTACTGCTGAGGTAAACCTTGATAAGGCCAAGACACTACAAGCGTTGGCGGCTAAGCAAGTTAAAGACCTGACTGCGGTTGCAGGTCAAGCATTTGTTCTGGACTTTACCGATGCTCTAAGGCAGCAAAACGCCGCACTATCAGACGGGGCGTCGATAACAGAGCTGCGCAACAAGCTGCAACTTGCCGGAGAGCGCCCCGAAACAATCGACGCCGAGATAAGGAAGGCCGAAGCGATCCAGCGCAGCACGCAGCAAACAGATTTAGCAGCGAAAGCACTTAAAGCTCTGGATGACGCTGGCTTGGGAGGGTCAGTCGCTGCCACAAGTCTGCGCGACGGCATTGCAGCGCAAAACGCTGAAATAGCCAAGTTCAAAGAACTAACCGACGCTGCTACTGCCTCCCAAATCGCCTTCAACGAAGCAATGCGTACTCGCCAAGACGACCGCATCGGCTTGGGCATTAAGGAAGGTGCTTTGGCCTACGTCGAGTCCGTTGGCACGATGCGCGAGGCCACGGCCCAGCTGACGCAAAACGGCATAAAGGGCCTAGAAGACCAGCTATTCAGCCTCGTCACTACCGGCAAGGCCAACTTCCAAGAGTTTGCCGCCGAGATACTCAAGCAGAGCGCCCGCATGATCCTGCAGCTAACTATTCAGCGCGTAGTTATGCAGATCATTGGCGCGATAGGCGGCGGCGGTGCTCCACTCGGCTTTGGCGGCGCGAAAGACCCCCTCGGCGCGGGCGGTGCATTCTGGAAGAACGCCAACGGCAACGCCTTCGCCAAGAACAACATCGTGCCCTACGCGATGGGCGGTGCGTTTACCAACAGCGTCGTAAGCAAGCCCACCCTGTTCAAATTCGCCAACGGTGGAACGACCCGCACCGGCCTTATGGGCGAGGCCGGCCCCGAGGCGATCATGCCGCTTAGCCGCGGCGCTAATGGGAAGCTCGGTGTTGCAAGCGTTGGTGGAGGCGGCACCACCAACGTCGTCGTCAACGTCGACGCCTCGGGCAACAGCCAGGTGGCCGGCGACCAAACCCAAGGCGCCCAGCTCGGCCGCGTAATCTCCCAAGCGGTTCAAGAGGAGCTAATCAAACAGCGTCGCCCCGGCGGCCTCCTATCGGCGTAAGCCCCGCAACAGCTAATGCAAGTCTTTCCCTACCTACCTAGCTTCCCGCTTAGTGAAAGCAGCCAGCCTCGCGCCAGCCGCACTGCGTTCCCTAGCTACGAGCAGCGCTCCACCTTCGGCATAAACCCGCTGCAAGACACGTGGGACCTAAGCTTCAGTGCCCGCACCGCTGCTGATCGCAACAACATCTCCGCCTTCCTAGAGGCGCGTGGAGGCAGCGAGCCATTTGAATGGACTACACCCTTCAGCGAAACTGGCTGCTTCGTCTGCACTTCATGGGAAACCAGCCTCGACTCCTGCTTCCTAAATACCATCACAGCGAAGTTTGAGCTGCAGTACGTTCCCAGCGGCCCCAATCTGACGCTTCCTGCAGTCCCCTCAGCCGCCTTTAGTTACATCCCCGACTACGCCGCAGCCAAGTCCTACGAAACGCAGTCCCGCACCACGCAATTTGGTGACGGTTACAGGCAGCGCATGGCCTTTGGTCTGCGCCCCCAGAAAGAGGAGTGGCGCCTCGCCTTCAACAATCGCACAAACACTGAGCGCGACCTAATCCGGAACTACCTCCGCGGCGCCAAGGCCGTAACCGCTTTTGCCTGGACCGACCCTATAAGCGCCGAGTCCATCAGGGTCGTGTGCGCCGAGTGGAGCACGCAGTACAGTAACTTCAACAACAGCGCCATCCAAGCGACCTTCCGCCGCGTGTACGAGCCGTGACCGTACCAGTTAGTGCATTACAGGCGGTCGCACCTGGCGCAATTATCGAGCTGTTTGAGCTGGAGTTAAATGCAGCGCAACACGGCGTAAACGAAACATACCGCTTCCACGCTGGCGTCAACGCAACAGGTAACAATGGCGACATCATTTGGGCCGGCAATCCATATATGCGCTTCCCCCTTGAAGCAGAAGGGTTTGAGTACAACGGGCAAGGACAACTACCACGTCCTAAGTTGCGTATTAGCAACATCTTTGGCAACATCACAGCACTAATCCTGACTCTACCAAGCGGCCTAGAAGGTGCCAAGGTAACGCGCATCCGCACCTTAGGTCGCTACCTAGACGGCGCAAACTTTCCAGCCAGTGGCGACATCCTGCTAACAGAAGATAGCTTTGCATTGCTGCTGGAAGATAGCAGCTCTATATTGCTAGACCCAACCAACCCAACTGAAGACCCTACAGCAGAGTTCCCCCGCGAGATCTACTATGTTGACCGCAAGGTAGTTGAAACCCGAGACGTTATCGAGTTTGAACTAGCAGCAGTATTTGATCTAATCGGTGTTCGTGCACCAAAGCGTCAGTGCGTCAGCAACGTCTGTCAGTGGAAATACCGTGGCCCCGAATGCGGATATGTCGGCAACGCATACTTCAACACCAATAATCAGCCCGTAACAACACTGGCCCAAGATGCTTGCGGCAAGCAGCTAAGCAGTTGTGAGCTGCGCTTTGAGCAGCAGTACCGCACTGGCTCAGTAACAGCTGGCAGCAACATCCTCACGCTTACACAGGCCAGTTCATTTAGCGCTGGCGATCCAGTCACAGGCTTCGGCCTGCCCACTGGTACGACTGTCTCAAGCGTGAGCGGGGCCCTAGTTACGTTAAGTCAAAACGCTTTTGCCAGCACGGGCTTGGTGACAACTGGCACCATTCAAGGCAATTACACGCAGATTGTCGTTTCCAGTGCCGCTGGCATCACCCCCGGCATGGCTGTAGTGGGAAACTACCTGCCCGCCAATTGCCAAGTAGTCGCGGTTTCCGGCACCACGGTTACACTCAGCTCAACCGTAGACCTTACTCAATTCTTCAGCGTAGTTGGCTCTGCAAGCGGAACTGCATACGAGGCCTCAGTATATTTTGCTCAAGGCACGGCACTTACAGTTGGATGGTTTATAGCTAGTAGTTTGCTGCCTCTTAATCGCTATGCACAAATAGCAAATGTGCGCAGTGTTACTCGAAAAGGTGTATCAGGAAGAAATACATTTGTTACTAGGAATACCGTTGCCGACCTAACGCAAAACACTGGCATCAATAATCAAACCGCCACTTGGACTTTCTACGTGTTTGCCGGCATACCATCAGCCACCTACACATTCTTCGCAACTGATCAGTCCTACACATTCAGGGCCAACGCAAACATACCGTTCGGCTCATTTCCCGGTGTGGGACAGTACACGGTGTAATCATGACCTGGCAAGCCACAGCCTTAGAACACGCGCAAGCTGAAGACCCCCGCGAGGCGTGCGGCTTGCTCATCGTGCATAAGGGGCGGCACAAGTATTGGCCGTGCCAAAACCTTGCGGCTAGCCCTGATCAATTCTTCCTACTAGATCCTGCCGACTGGGCCGCCGCCGAGGACGCCGGTGAGGTTGTCGCCGTTGTGCATAGCCACCCCGTCACGCCGCCAACGCCTTCACCAGCAGACCTAGCGGCATGTGAAACCAGCGGCCTCCCCTGGTACGTCGTCAACCCCAAAACCGGGCAGTGGGGTGAATGCCAGCCATCGGGGTACAAGGCGCCGCTAATTGGCCGCGAATGGGTGTGGGGTGTCCACGACTGCTGGACCCTCACCCGCGACTGGTACGCCGAGCAGGGCATCACGCTCCGCGACTGGGAACGCTGCAACAACCCTGCTGACTTCCAAGCGTCGCCCTACTTCGACAAGTGCTGGCGCGACACCGGCTTCCGCGAACTGGAGGAGGACGAAGAACTGCAACACGGCGATGCGCTGCTGTTAGCCATCAACAGCACGGGCCTCAACCACTGCGCCGTCTACCTCGGCCATCAAGAAGTGCTTCACCACATCCAACATCGCTTAAGCGGACGTGACTTCTATTCCGGCTGGCTCCTAAAGTGTACGGGTAGGAGGTTGCGTCATGCTGCGTAAGATCAAGCTATACGGCAAGCTGGCCAAGTTTGTCGGCCACCGCATCCTCGAAGCCGACGTAGCAACCGCCGCTGAGGCCGTGCGATTCCTGGTTGCGAACTGGCCCGAGCTGGAACGCCACATGGCTGACCAGCACTACCGCGTAAGTGTGGGCACCTACGACCTCGACCTAGAAGAGCTGCACGACCCTGCCGGCCAACAAGAAATCAAGATCGTGCCCGTTATGGCTGGCGCTGGTGCAACAGCGAGAATTATTGCGGGTATCGCACTTGTGGCGTTTTCGCTGTTGCTGCCTGGTGTCGGCGCTGCAATTGGCGGCGCTCTTATGACAAAGATTGGACTTATCGGCGGTGCGCTAATCCTCGGTGGCGTCGCCCAGCTACTTACGCCGACGCCAAAAGTCCCCACCGGGCCTGACACGCAAAACGACCCACGCAAGAGCTACAGCTTCAGCGGCATTCAAAACACCAGCCGTCAAGGCGTACCGGTGCCGATCGTCTACGGTGAAACCATCGTCGGCAGCGTGGTCATCTCCGCTGGTATCGACACCGTGCAGGTGCAGGCATGAGCAACAGCGAGCGCAATGCGGTGACCCCCCTGATCGCGGGCGCAGGCGGGATGGGCGGTGGCGGCAAGGGTGGCGGGGGCGGCGCTGCTCGCACCCCGACTACTGCAACCGATACCCTCAACTCAACTCAGTACGCCCAGGTTATCGACCTAATCAGCGAAGGCGAGATCGCTGGATTAAAAGATGGCTTCAAAAGCATCTTCCTTGATAACACCCCGCTGCAAAACCCAGACGGCACCTTCAACTTTCAAAACGTCACGATCTACACGCGTAACGGCACCCA